GCCATCATTAACTTGGTGTGAGGTATGTCGCTACGGTATAAACCATACAAACTTGCTTTTAATCTATTGAGTACATCGGGCTTAACTTTCGTTATTTCTACCCCGAATGTCCTACTAATAGACAAGCTGTGTATCGCTTCTACCGCTTTTTTATATATCTTATGTTTGTACACTGCGTCTACAACTACTTTACAAACCTGTGTAGCATAGTCCCATGCTCCTGGCATAGGTGTATCAAGATCTTGTTTCTGCTTGTCGGATATATCACGTCTTGAATACTCTTTCTGTTTGATCTCATGTTGTAAACTCTCAGTCGTAATATCTAGGGACAGGCCACCCATGGACACGTGAGTCCGTTCTATAATATCTAAGTCTTCTAAGCTTATGTTCCATTTATAACATAGATACTCATACTGTACCTTTTTAATGTCTGCAGCTACGTCGTTCAGCATACCCCGTTGTTGTGCCTCGGCTATACGCGTCACAATCGCCTGTTGCAATGGCAACACTTTGTTAGGCACTGCCATTTCTGTCGGCCCGTGCACCAAAGTAGCTATGGCTCTGCTTAAATACTGTCCACCACTACCGTCATAATGATCGACTCGTAAGAATTCTGCAATAGAACCTAAAAAGCATTTAGACATTTGAAATCTAACGTTGTGTAATTCTGCACCCGCTACCAGAGCTTGCACTTGTTGCAGACTGTCAACAGCCGCTAAAACATCATCCCCATTATGAGTTGCCACTAAGTCCCTGCCTTTAGTCAGCAACCTTATATATATATAGTTAAGTACCGTGTTCATGAAGGTTGTCAGTCTCCAGCCTGATAGTAACGTGCCAGTCGTTTTGTAGAAACTATCTTGTCCCTGTTCTTTAATAAAGCATGAATCTAACGAGTGTAGTATCCATGGAAACACCTTCCGCTGCTCGACAGACATTCTCTTACCAAAAACTGAAAAGTAGGCTTTCAATACTTCTCGCATACTCGCCACTGAGTGTTGAGAATTAAAATCCTCGAAATCAAAGCAGTAGGGTACTCCATTACGCATTATCTCACGTACAGTATTTTTAACGTTACTTTCTTCAGCACCGGGCCCTATAGGAAATAGCTGTGACAGTACGCGCTCACAGTCACCAAATACAAACCCAGTGAGTATAAAGTTTGTCGCATCTACACCATAGATGGCCCGCATCTTGGTCCATTCGCACTTAACAGAAGGCCAAGCTCTTATTTCTGGAGGCCGTGATAGTAAATCATCTAACTTTGGTTTAGGCATCGCGTTGAGACTAAAAAACTTATGTCTATTCAAACTGTCTTTGGCTACATATTTAAGGTCCTCTTCGTATTGAGAGTGATAAGCGCCAGTCGGTGCCCATTGCCATCGCTTGTTGATATATGATGACCATTTAAGATTATCCACTTGTCCACCTAAATTCTTAATCCGCGTAAACAGACTACCGGCTTCTTGGAAAATGGCTTCGGCATCAAAAGTAGCTAAGTTGGGTCGTGTTCGGTTTTCTTTTTCACTATGCCAATCAACACTACCTAAACCTCGATTTGCTAAGACTTCCATTTCAAAAAAAGGCTTAAGATCTAACGGGACCAAATTTTGCAAAGCTTTGAGTCGCAATGTAAATTTGCTTTTGATTTTCTTAATAAAGTCGTCAAGACTATCAAACTTCCACTGCCAAATACCGGAGCAAGATATGTATTGCCAGGCGATGTCGGGAAGTGACTTTGCCCAAATTATAAACCCTATAAACATTGATTCATGCATTCCCAGTGAGGCCAAATGCTCTAAACATGGGTACATAAACCTAGCTCTATGATCAAACCAGCTGATCCCAAGTTTTCTGAGCTCTTTGATGGTTAAGTGTCGTAGATGTAAAGAAGAGATTTTAGTGATAGGAGGCTCACTAGTGCCAGTCATCCAGGAGTGTATTATAGGATAGTTCTCCAGAGAACCTTTATACTGTTTAATACTGCTCCGAGTAATAAAGAAAGCGTGCCTTAATACATCGACATCGTCGATAAGACCGTAAGGAAAAAGATCTGGGCCATACTGCAGTCGAGACAACCGAA